TCTTCAATGACGAACAGTTTGAGGCTCATTGCCTTGACTCCGTATCCGCAGATATGCGGAAATGGAACATTCCGTGGTTTGTTGGTGTTTTTGGTAAGCCCAACAGCGATGATATCAAGATAATGGTTGCTGGTAAACCAGCAAACCTTGACAACGCAGACAATATCATATACATGAAGTCTCTTATGACGATGGCAATAATTTCTCTAGAACAAGGAATAAATGATAAAGAACAGGGATTTGATATTATTGACACTTGACAAACCAAAATTTTTTTATATACATCTTTTATGCACAAGGGCAATCTACACGAAAAGAAGGAATCAAAGCCATCTCAAACTAAGGAAAAGGTCAACAAGACTGAATCTGAGTATAAGAAGAGTTTGATGTCGTGTAAGTCTGGCACAGGTTGCAATTACAAGACCCAAAAGTAATATGCCCAACGAGAAACCTGTAGTAGGACAGTACATGCCCATGTGGAGGGGCTCTGCTGGCTCTGGGGCTGAGAGAATCTACTCTGTCGATGGAAGGTGGGTTAAGGGTGGGCAAAGCCTTTCTAGCGGTCACAAGATAGTTGGAGAGGACAAAAGCGGAAACCTTATCCTTAGTTTCCAAGGAGTGCCAGTCACAATCGGCATGCAAGGCTCACACATTAAGCCATACATTGAAGAATCACGCCCTATTTGGGCAGGACAAGGTGCTATGACAACAGAAGAAGAAAACCTATACAACGCTTCCAAAAATAGCGATGGGTCGTTTAATGACAGCATGGGTGGAGTTCATAGCACATTTAGCGAATCAATGAAACATTATCAATTGTATTATGTTAAAGACAGAAAAGGAATTGATGATTATATCCTAAAAATGCGTAATAAATCACCAGACTATAATTATGGCACTTATTCGGACTATCAAAAAGCAAGTCCAGAAAAACAAAGACAAGGTTACAAGGTTTATAACAATGAAACTGGTGACTTTACGGACTTTTTTAAACTTAACCCAGAAGCACAATAATGGATAACCAACTTGAAGAATTAGACTTTGGTGGCGAATATGGCAAAGTTAGATGGACTAATCCAGAACTTGCTAGAAAATGGAAATCGTGGCTTGAATCAAATAGGTCATCATTTACAAATCCAAATATGGCTCCTATTATAGCAAGAACATCTTATGAGGAAGACTTATGGAATGATTTCTTTCAAAGAACGCTACCAGAAGATTTAGACATTGAAAAAGAAGCATTGCGTGGAGAAGAAGAAGGGACTACTATTGACCAGAAATTACTAAAAGATAAATTTCAAGGAATAACAACCGCCAAGGACATCACAGATGATGTTCGTAGAAAATACATGCAAAGAGAAATAAGGTTTAAAAATTCGTCAGATAGTTCTTTCCCTAATGACAAAATTGCAGGAATGATGGATAATCTATATAATCCAGCAACAGTAAATTCAGACAGGGTATTTAATGCTTCATTGGCTAATGCAAAATCAGTTAATGAACAATATAACTCTACAGTAAGTAATTCCGCTGTTAAGCCAACGGCAAGCCCAAGCAGAGCATCTTTATTATATAACGATAGCAGTTTGCCTGTATGGATGAGAGTGGCAAAAGGAACTGAACCTTGGGGACCAAAACATCCTCAAATGAAAGAATGGCAACAAGGATTTCTTGAAGGAAAATATAAACCAGACCAATTCGGCAACTATCCATCGCTAGAAGTTATGAATGACATAAATCAAGCAGAAAACCCACAAGCCGCAAGAGCATCACAAGCAACTTGGTTGCGACTACGAGAAGCGGGAAGACTTAATGACAATGGGGATTTGGGTAGTTTAAGCGATATGTAACAACTTTGCCTTGTTAGCACAGCGGTAGTGCGACTGTTTTGTAAACAGTAGGTCGTAGGTTCAATCCCTACACAAGGCTCCACTTAAAAATATATGAATGAAGAACCACTAAGAGATAGTGTTATTAAGAAATACATAGGAGATAACACAAAGATACCTCTTGCGTCTAGAATGATTGCCTTAATGGATAATGAAAAATGGTCATCATACGCACAGGCTAACATTTTACATCAAGTGCAACTTGAATCTGGTGGCAAACCAATTCCAGAAAACTTAAATTATAGACCTTCTATAATAGTTCAAAAGTTTGGGAATAGACCTTACTTTAAAGGAATGACTGCAAGTCAAAAATTAAAAGCCGCAGAAGGATTAGTAACTCAAGGAAAAGAGGCAATTGGTAACGCTATATATGGTGGAATACTAGGAAATGTCAATAGTGGTGACGGATTTAAATACAGGGGTAGAGGATTTATACAATTAACTGGAAAAGCAAATTATGAAGAAATAGGAAAAGCAATTGGGGTAGATTTAATAAACAATCCAGATTTACTTCTTACTGATGAAAATATTTCTCAAAGAGCATCTATTGCATTTCTTAAGCGTGAACAAAAGAACAGGAAACTGAATTATGATGACATGTCTCAAGTTTCAAGAGCAATAAATTCTGGAGAATCAGTTAGTGTAAGAATGCAAAAAGCAAAAAAACAGGGAATAGAACTTTTGACTCCAGCAGAAGTAAATGCATTTCGTCCTGCGGAAAACCAAGAAAACCTTACCAATTTCCGTGAAAACAAAATTTCCGTAGAGACATATATGGAGCGTAGAGGGTTTTAATGAAACTGTCTGAGCATCCAGTCTTAATTAAGCCTAGTTCTGAAAAGATTAAATTTCTTGTTCAGAAGCATGGTGCGGACTTTGTTGCCAAACTGCTTCAAGATAGAGAAGACAAAATACAGGCTGAAAAGTTAGACCCATATCGTCATGGGTACGAACCAAAGCATTGGGCAGATGCCGATGTACTTTTAAGTCAATTTGACGAGGTATGCGTTATGGGTGGTAATCGTGCAGGGAAGACGGAGTGGGCGGCTAAGAAGGTAATGCAGATTCTGACCAGCAAGCCAGACGCAAGAGTCTGGTGTCTGCACACGACATCACAGTCAAGCATACAGATGCAACAGAATGTAATCTGGAAGTACATGCCAGCCGAACTTAAGACGGCAAAGAAGACAAAAATTACAAACATCTCCTATTCGCAAAAGAACGGCTTTTCTGACAATACATTTATCCTTCCAAACAAGTCCCAATGCTTCTTTATGAATTATGCACAGGACAAGAAGGTCATTGAAGGGGGAGAAGTTGATTTCATTTGGTGCGATGAACTCGTTCCTTTAGATTGGGTTGAAACTCTGCGTTATCGTATTGTTACTAGAAGAGGAAAAATGGGTGTTACCTTTACCCCTGTTCAAGGATTTTCGCAAGTTGTTAAAGACTATGTTGCTGGCTGTAAAATAAAAGAACAAAGAAAAGCCTCACTACTTGACAAGAACGCACAGCATGTGGCTGGTTGTGCAAATGGCAATATGCCGTACATTGCTCATTCAATAAGAAAGAACTCTGCCTGTATCTGGTTTCATTCAGATTTAAATCCTTACAATCCATTTGACCAACTTACAAAAACTCTTGAAGGTAAAAACACTTCAGAGATAAAAATTCGAGCCTATGGATGGGCTGAAAATACAATTGGTTCACAATTTCCAAGATTTGATGACCATAATATCGTCAAAAAGGAGCAAGTGCCAGAAAAGGGTACAGATTATATGGTTTGCGACCCTGCTGGGGCAAGAAATTGGTATATGATATGGGCTAGAGCCTCTGAGGATGGAAACATTTTCATTTTTAGAGAGTTTCCAGACATATCTATGGGCGAATGGACACTTCCTAGTGAAAAAGTTGACGGCAAGGCTGGCACAGCACAAAGAAATGGGGCTGGAAGAGGAATTGACGATTACAAAGAATTAATTCTTGAACTAGAAAATGGCGTAACTCCAGAAAGACGCTTTATTGACCCTAGGGCTGGTGGAACTCAAGCAATTGGGAGAGACGGAGGAACTACCCTTATCGAACTTCTTGACGGAGGAGACAAACCTATGTTCTTTGAGCCAGCCGCTGGATTAAGGCTTGAAGAAGGCATTGCAATCATTAACGATTGGCTTTCATATGACACATCACAGCCACGAAGTGCTATCAACCAACCTAAACTCTACATTTCTGAAGAGTGCGAGAACCTTATCTATTCACTCAGAGAGTGGACTGGGGGAGACGGAGATAAGGGAGCATCAAAAGACCCTATTGACTGTCTTAGGTACTTGGCTGTCATGTCCCCAGAATACAATGACATATCAGCATTCAATGGAGGGAACAAAGGTTTTTCATATTAATGGAAAAATATCCGATACTACTATCAAAGGCTGAAGCCTCAGAAATGACTGGATTAAACAAACAATATCTAGACAAACTGAGAAAAGAAAACGAACTAGCCGTTTACAAGACCAAGGGTGGTCACCACAAATTTTACAGAGACTCTTTAATCAAACACATAAACAACAATCTTAAAAATGGAACCAAATAATTATAAAGAAGGGATGAAGGACAAACTTGCTTACGCAAGCGATACCCCCGACATCGAAGAATTGAACTTTGAATTCAAGCGTTCAGTATACAATGGCAGTTTTTCTACTGGACTTGAAGAACTTGATGACATGCGGTTTTGCCGTTGGGATGGTCAGTCCAATGATGGCAAGAAGTATTCAGACATTAGAACTAATGGGAATCCAGCAATGCCATTTGAGGGTGCTTCAGATGTCCGTATTAGACTTATCGACAGAGTTATCAACGAGGTCGTTGCCCTTTGCGTCAACACTTGGAAGGCTAGTAAGATAAAGGTAACAGGAAATACGATTGAAGATGGTGCTTTTGCCGCCGCTTCATCTACGCTCCTGCAACATGTCATTGGAGGTCGATTAAAGATTGATTCATTGCGTGAGGCTAAACTTCTTGCTAATTACGCTAACACATACGGATGGTCTGCTGTTTTTGTAGGCTGGCAACAGGAAATTGGGAAGCGTGAGCAAACGATAACTATAGACCAAATAGCGGAAATCACAAACATGGCATTACAGGAAGACCCTAATGCTATCATTGGTCAATTGCCACAGTTTATAATGGAAGAGAACTCCAGAGACTTGGCTATCTCTCTTTTGCAGTTGGCTGTCCAGAATGTTGAAGAGGAAGAACTTGGAAGAATGGTTGATGAACTCAGAACTGCTGGAACGACCAAAATATTCATTGAGCAAATTACAAGAAACCTTCCAGTCATAACCGCATTAAAGCCTTATGACGAAATCTGTTTCCCGCCAGAAACAATTGAACTCCAAAAGGCTAGAGTTATCTTTAGAAGAGTCTACATGACAGAGGTTGAGGTTCGCTCAATGGTTAAGACCGAAAAATGGGATGAGGAATATATTGAAACTGCTTTAAATACCGCTGGCAAGACCGCTTGGTATAATGACCCTAATATTAGTTCTCCTGTAGCGTTGCTAGACAATAGACAGTACAGAAACAACAACCTAGTTGAGGTTGTATATGCTTACACTAGACAAATTGATGAAACTGGCACTCCTTGTATTTATTATACTGCATTTACTCCGCAATCTGTCTCTAGCGGGTATTTCATTCACAACAAACTTGGCTATGCACATGGTCAATATCCGTTTATTCCCTATCGCAAGGAATACATCAGAAAAGCCATAAACCAGAGCAGAGGTGTCCCAGAGATACTAATGACAGAACAGGCTGAAATGAAGGCTCAACACGATGCCTTGAGAGACAGAACCTCCGTTGAAACCTTCCCGCCTATTCTTGTTAAGCGTAGAGCCCAAGGGCTTACTAAGATTGGACCTGCCGTACAAGTCCCTATTATGTCACCAGATGACTATAGGTTCATGGAGCCACCTCATGGCACTCCAAACCTTGCATTCCAGATTATTCAGCAAGTTGAAAAAAATGCGGCTGTTTACTTTGGTATTCCAAACGAGCAAGTACCCCAGATTACTACGCAACTCATCCAGCAGTCAATTGTGGATGACTGGTTGACTGTCTGGGCAGAGGTTTATACGCATGTTTTGCAATTATGCTTACAATACATGGCTCCAGAAGAATTAGAGCGTATAACGAGCATTACGCTTCCCCAGAACATTACAGACATTGCTTCACAGTTTGACTTTGAGGTCAAGTTTGACATTCGTGACTTGGATAATGAGTATGTGATGAAGAAGATGCAAGCCATCAGCCAGTTTGTGCTACCTATGGACTCTGGAGGCTCAATTGACAGAAACAAGTTGGTTGCTAAACTTTGTGAGGCTATTTCTCCAGACATCGCCAAGGACATTATTATTGACCAAACTACGGCTTCCCAGAAGATGTACAGAGATGTCCAGACGGACATTGCGTTGATGTTGATGGGGATTGAGTCACAGTATGTCGAGAATGACCCTACAGCCCCTTCTAAGTTACAATACGCCCAAGACATCATCCAGAAGAATCCAAAGGCACAGCAAGCCTTGCAGGGTGACCAATTCTTCCAAGCCCTATTCCAGAACTACGCCAAGAATCTGCAAATGTCAATTGCTCAAGAGCAAAACAAGACAATTGGCAGAACTGGTGTTACTCCTGTATCTGACAAGTTCCAGCAGGAGCAAGCACAAGGTCAAGCCCAACAGCAGGGCGGTCAACAGCAAATGAGCCCAGAGCAACAACAGCAAATGATGATGCAAGAGGCTTACATGAGAGCAAATGGTCAAGGTAACCAACAAGTTCAATAATAATGTCTGACATGAAATATAGCAATACTGTGTTTGCCTTTACTGACCCTAAGATGAAGGATGTCTGGGGCAATATCATGCTGATTCTTGACCAAAACATAAAGGTCGAAACGGAAATAGCATTAAGTCCAGAAATTCTAGGTGAAAAACGAATCCATCAATGCGGAAGGGCAAGTTCCTTGCGTGAAATAAAGGATATGCTTATATCTGAGCGTAAAAAGGCTTTAGAGATTGCAAACATTGATTGGACTACCGATGAAACCCTTAATCAGTAGCATGCTGTGTCTGACCCAGATAACATTGACTGGGAAGACACGGATTGGGATACGAATATTCCAATAGAAAAAGTAATATGGATTTAATGCCTATATAAATTGAGGCAAAATCATATAAAATCGCAAAAGTGGCTTCCACCGCTTGACCAATTGATTATTTGGTGTTATTAATCTAAATAAGTTTCTGAGAACTCTAAACTCTGCCAAAAAACAA